GGCAAATGAGTGGCGTAAAGGCACTCCTCTAGCTAACAAAACAATCTCTGACGTGTTACGCAACCGTTTATATCTCATTGATGCAAGTATCGGTATGAAAGGCGCCCTTGGTGGCGACTTTTCAGTCGGCACGCCAAAGTGGGTTAAGGCACAAGAGGAATTGAAACCAGAACTCATGGGATTTGCAAAGTGGAAGAAGTTCCTAGTAATGCAATTCCGTGACAAAATCGATCCTTACCAACCTCTAAAGGAGGAGGAACCTAAACGCACATTGGAGGCTTATACGCGTGAAGTTGAAGAGTATTATGCAGAGCGTATCAGGAAGGCAAATGAGAAATTGCCCATGGCAGTTAGACAAAAAGCACTACGAACAGTACAGTACAAGATAGCACAGGAAGTGTGCACCCTTGGCAACTGGACTGATGAGTTAGTCGTGCAAGCACTACAACCTGTATACGGACTTGAGAACTCATGCGAGTTGGTCGGAGCATTAGTGACGGAAATGAAACGAAAAGGGGCAACGAAGACTGAAGTCGTTGTATCCAATCGTTACAAAGTACTCGAATGTGAAGGACCATCAGAGTCAAAAGAGGAAGAGGAGAAAACTACGCACGGGCGTACGGAGCATACTCTCAATCCTCAAAGTGTCAAAAACGCGGCAACTACAGTCGAAGTAGAGGGATTCCTTGAACCAGTTAAGGTAAAGGGTGATTCATCACTGAAACAAAGGGCGCCCCCCGTGACAAATGATAAAGTGGTTGAAGAAGAGGTGAAACAGGACGAAAAAGAAGGAACAGCCGAGGTTAAAACCGAGGTCAAACCTGATAATTCGTATTGGGGAACCCGAATCAGAGATCACAAATCAGAAAGCGCACCGCTTTCTCGAAATGTTCCACCAGAAGTAATGGATGTCAATCAGTCATACGAGGACTTGTCTCGGACTGAAAATGATGACCTAATACTGTATTTCGAGGAAAAACCACAATCCAAGCCCATACCAATAGAGCAGGTAACATCAGCAACCACTATGTTGGAGTATAAAGGGGTTCATTACCGCTATGATGGCGATAATTGGTTCCCAGAAGATGGCGGGGAAGCATTACCAGAACATGTCAAAGTACACAATGAGGAATCAATAACAATCACGTGTAAAAGATATGAAGATGGAATAGCAGTGGGAGACGGTACGAAAATCGTGAAACTTAAAAGCCGGTACATAAGCAGGAAAGTCACAGTAAAAGCGTTAGATTATAGAATGTTTGCAGGAGTGCAACGATTCTTACGCGATACTCGTGATACCCTCACTTTTATCGGATCACTGGGTAACAACGAGGAATACATACGCACACTGTATTCGTACAAATCTGAAACTAGGGAAAGAGTCATTATATATTTGCCTGCCTTGCGTAGTATAAGGAGCAAATTTGTGTCGAAAATTACAGACACTAATAATGGAGTCATACTCAAGAAGATTTTGGACGAACATTCTAGCGTTCCAGTTAACATATTACTGGATACGGCTGTGTATTTCATT